CCAACTTGGTAATGAATCTTCTTTGTTCATTCCGTTTAGTTTGTTTAGAAGTTTATTACTATCATCAACCATAATCATTACTTTTCTTTTTGATGATGCGACGTCTGTGTGTCCGTCTTCATTTACTGATTCAAACAAAGACATATCTATTTTATACTCTATTCCCATTTTTGCATAATCTATAAATTTTTTATATTCTTTTGCTTGTTTTGGTGTCATTTTGTCTGGTGGAAACATTTTCTTTTTTTTCTCATTGATGTTTTCTAATTGTGCTTTTTCCATTTTGTTAACTAAATCTTTCAAAACACCAACAAGTCTTTGTCTAAGTTTGTCTTCTTTCTTATAGTCATTTTTTAAAAAGTAAAAATCATTACTATCATAACTACGAGTATCAATCGCTCTCATTAGTTCTGATACTGCTCTTCTAAATTTTCCATTTTGTAATGACTTCTTTATGTAATTTAAATCGGTTGCTTTGAAACTCGGACTATAACTTCTGTCTTTTTCATATGCATAGAATGCTGGTGAAATTCCTCGTTTCAACATTGTTTTAACTGCTTTTAACTTATTTACATTTTGTTTGATTGGGTGTTTTCCTAATTGTCCTTTTAAATTATTAGCTTGTCTAACAATTAAGTTTATGGCTGTATCAAGGTTATCAAAATATTCTTTTGATGATTTAACTGAAATCATTTCTTGAATTACACTTTCAAACTTGTAATCTTTTGGTTTGTTTCTAAATTCTGGAAATGCTGCTGCCATTTGTTTTAAATTTTTGTAAAAATCTTTTGGATTTTTTTTGACTTCTCGTTTAACATAGTCTAATCCATAACCTTTTGCCATCATAATTAATGCACTTTGTATTTCTTTTGGCATTGGATTTTTGATTTTTAGTAAAGCATCCACCATATCTTGTGTGGATTTTTGTAGTTTCATACTGAACTCGTTTACTGATTCTTTCTTTGAATAGTCTGGGTCAAGTTTTTTCATCTTGATTAAAATATCTCTTAACATTTCTCTATCAGTAGAATCAAATCCAATTTCAAAATTTGGTTTCTGTTTTAACAATGTTGAATATGCCACATTGATATCTTTTTGTCCTAATGTTCTTTTCTTTTTATCTGGATAAATTCCTTTTGGTCCGTAGAAATCATTCATATACTTTACAAATTGTTTGTAATTCATTTCATTAAGTCTTACTGATTGTTCTGGCAATACTACTCCGTATGGTGAATTCATAGCTTTTGTAACTTTCTTTTCAGTATCACCTTTAAATCTTAATTTGAACGCTTCTGTTCCCTCTACTTCCATATCGGTAAATGTTCCTTTATTTGTAATGTAATGATTTTTTATACCAAATTTATTAGGTCTTGATTTTGTAACACCTTTTACTTTTGCTCTACCTCTATTTTTTCTATCAAAAGAAAGTAAACTAACGGTATCACCTACCTTATATACTTTGTTTTCATTCATTTTTTTCATTTGGTCGTGTGATTTTTCTAACTCCATACCTGGTTTGAAATTTTTTCCTTTGTTCATCACGACAAATACAACACTTCTTGGATTTACGGATTTTACTTTACCCATTGCGCCGTAGTGTGGACAAGTAGGATTAACATCTTTTACGATATCACCTGAACCATAACGATAGTCTTCAAGTTCTTCCCTTATGGTTTTTCTTAATTTATTAAGTATGTATTCTTTTCTCACCTTACTTGGTAGTCCTTTGTGTTTTGTTCCTGCAAATTTCTTTACACTTGACTTCTTCATATCTTTTGCCACATCTTGTGCGTCTTTGGAAAACTTAGAAGCCGGTTGTTCTCCTTTTTGGATTGACCTTACAATCCCCATAAATTTTTGTTGTTTTTTACTTAATGCTGGCATTAAAATTCTCTTGTTTTAATTTTTCCTCTATCCAAGTCATCATAAAATTTATTAACTCTTTTTCTGAATACTTTAAAATCATTTACAATTCTTTTTGCTAATGGTTTATCTTTACTTTCAAAATTTATTCTATTTAAATCATCAATACCATATTCCATTTCATCTACTGCGTCGGCTATCTTTTGAATGGCTTCATAAACTTCGTGCTGTTCTGGTGCTTCATTTAAACGATTGGTGTATCGTGTAGTAATTTTTGATATTTCTTTTAATTTAATCATTATTTCATTCTCATTTTAAATTCAATAAATGGTTCGTTTCTGTCTGGAACATATTTCATAATATATAAATTAATACCATTTTGTTTAGCAACACTTTTTAAATTTTTCATTACTAAATTTATATCTTTTTTCTTAATGTCCATTGCGTCTTTTTTTAAAATTACTGAACCACTAAATTCATCATTTGGTGGTATTTTATGATATCTTCTGTATCCAAATTCAAGACCAGAAGTTAAATCTCCACCCATACCTGGTGTTCTGTAAAATCTATATGCAAACTTACCTGTTTTATCATTATAAGACTTTGGAACTTCCACCATTTTATTGTTAGCACCTCTTATTTTTGTTGCTTCTAATAAACTTTTCAACTTAATCACTTGTTATACCTTGTTGTAATTTTTGATAATTGATTTAAATTCTCTATTGTTGGTGGTTTAGTATCACTTGGTAATGGTCTTCCAAGTTCAACACCAACATTGTTATCATCTTCGTCATATCCTTGTTCATAATAAAAATCTTCAATATCATCATTGTCCATTTTTTCGCCATCAGCATTGTAAAAATCATTTCCTATTTTTTGAACTCCGTCAAAGTCCCAATTACCTTTCATATTTTTTAATATGTTTGCTGCGTGCATTCCACCATTATCTTTAATTCTATCACCTTGTCTAAATTCACTTCTTCCAACATTGACTTGTTCATCTTTCACTAAGTCAAATAATGCCATTTGTGTATCTTGGTCATTAACTTCTGTTGGTTCTCCATCAAGACCAGGATACATAAGTTTTCCGTCTTCTATGAATAAAGCTCCATTGAACTGGTCCATTGAGTCAAAGTCAAAAATGTTTAATTGAACTCTTTCTTTTTGTTGAGAAATTGAATCCATCATATCACCGACTGATTTATAGTTTTTTCCAAATGTTTCACCAGGTCTGTTTTCAATTGGTGTTGTTTCTTTTGGTTTACTTTCACTATCTTTACCGATTTCTGTTCCTCGTGCTATTGTATCTTTTGCGTCTTGTGGGTCTTCTCCGTAAGCATCTGATGTAAGAGCTTTTTCCATATCTTCAGAACTTCCGTCAAAATCAACACTAATAGCACCATTTGGGTCTCTACGCATATCTTTGATATCAAGATTGTTATCTTTTGCAAATTGTTTTATTTGTCCGACATCAGCTTGTGTAAATGGTATGTCTGAAAATCTTTTCTTTTGTGATGCTTTTGATGCGTCATCTCCACCGACAACTTTATCTTTACCGGCTACTTTTACAACCGTGCCAGGTCGCATTTTGTGTTTTTTCTTATAATCTGCAAACTCTTCTGGTGTTTTGAATTCTAATTCATTAACACTACGATTTCCGTATCGTGTTGTGATTTCTGATAATATTCTTAAATCTTTCACTATTCACCCCTTATGATATGGTTGATTATATCTTCTGCTCTACAATAATCTCCACAAGTTCTACCTTGTTGATTATCTACTGATTCGTTCATTGGATGCAAAAATGCTCCGTGTGTTGATGGATTGGAAACAAAATCAAAGGCGATAAGTTCAAAATCATCTCCTACTTTTGAAACGGTGTCTCCGTTGGATTCTCTAACCACTTCAACACTTCCTAATCCTCTTGAACTGATACCTAATTTGATACCATTTTTGAATAATTCTCTTAAAATATTACCACTTGGTGTTGTAAGTATTTCTACCGTACCGACTAAATTGTCTCCCTCAAAATGCATTTCCTTGACATTGTGAGAAACATTTTGTAAATTAACAACTGAACTATCTGGGTGGTCTAATTCACCAAGTGCTCTATTTTGTTTTACAAAATTCTCATCATACTTTTTAGATTCACGAACTAATATGTTTCTTGGATATACTCGTCCGTTTTGGTTTTTTGCCTCTGCTCTTTGTAATACACCTTTAACAACTAACTTTCCGTTGTTTTCTTTCATCGCCTCATTTATTTGTTGTGGCGTAATCTGAAATGGTATATAATCTACGATAACTTGTTTCATTATTTTAAGTTTCCTACTTTGTTTGCCATCTTGACTAATCTTTCTGAAATCTTGGTCAATGCTTTGTGTGTGTTTTTCCAATAGTCTTCTGACTTCATTTTTAATTCTGTTTTTAATTTAAGATTCATTTTCACGGTTTTGTCTAATTCGTTTAATGCGTCTCTAATCTCTCTCATTGAACGACCAATCTTTTGTTTTGGTGTCATTGATTCGTCATTTCTCCAATCGTGATAACGACCTTCTCTTAATTTTTTACCTCGTTTGATAGTATTGATATGTTTTTTATTTACAAATTGAGATTGAAGTTGGTCTATTTTCATATCCATAACTTCCATAAATGATTTCTTGTTTGTTCGTGCTGCATATAATACTCTACCGATATCATATTCTTCTGCTAAATCTTTTAATGCTTCTTTTGCAATTGGTGGTGCACCTGATGGTCTATATATTTTTTCAAGTTCGTCCATCATTTCACCATAACCTTCATTTACCGGTTTCATACCAGCTGCTGTTGCAATCTTTTTCTTTTTCTTTTTGTCTTTTTTTCTACCACCACTAAATGCGTAAGGTGTAAAGTAATGACCTGGTCCACCTGGATAAGTTCCAGCTGTTCCTGTTGTTGATACTTCGTCTACTTCTCTTTTATGTCTTTTGACGATTTCCATAACGTGTAGTTTGATAAAGTTAGTATCCCTTTCAAAATCCTCACCAATCATTTCAGCTACTCTACCTAATTGAAAAGAAATAATATTTGTTAATTGGATTGAATGTTCAATCGGGTCGTGGTCAACTTCTTCACCATTAACGACTTGTTTTTCCATATCAAATAAATGGTCTAATTCTTTTGCAGAACTAACAATTAATTCCTTAGCTTCATCACTAAGGTCTTTTTCCATTAATTTTTGATAAAGAATAACTGCTGACTTGCAGATATCGAAATGTTTAGTTTTATATCCTAAGATATCAATGTTTTCACCACCACCGAAATGTTCTGGTTTATCATTTTCTTGTTCATTTAGTTCTTGTAAAACAAGATGACGAATAGCTTCTTTTAATTTACTTACTTTGACGCGTCTGGACATTTTTGATTTCCTTAATTAATTCATAGTATCTCATTAATGCAACCACGTGTTTATCTTTCACGATTTTTCCTTTTGTAGCGGTGTCAGTATATTCAATAGCTTCTGATAATTTAATCTTAGTGATTTTATCATTGACTTTTGGTAGTAATTTAGTTAGAGCTCTTTTGATTTTTACTACTTCGGAATCAATAAATTCTTTTAATGAATTAGTGTTGGATACATTGTTGATATATTGTTTCAACAAGTTTTTTTGATTTTCATTTAAAGATTTATACTTAGAATTAAACTTATCCACTAATAACTGATAACTTAATAACCTTAAATCTTTATCTTGTTCTTTATAGTTTTCAGTTATTTTGTTAGATTTTTGTATTTTTTTACTATTACTAACAATATGTTCAGTTATAGTGATTACTGAATCTGTTTTTTGAACTGGTCCAAAATCTTCTTTGCCAGTTTCTACACCAAATACTTTATAGATTGAAGCCATAACTTTAAAGTTAGGTATTCTTGTATTAAAGAATTCTTTTATGTCATAATTTTCTTTAATTGTTTTAATTAAATTGTATTTTTCGTTATTTAATCTACGATTAGATAATTTTCTACGACTTTTAATCACTGCTTCAACTAATGTTGCGGCATGCGAATCGTTTTTGTATTTTTTTTCTAATAAAACTTGATAAAGTGCGTATTCTTTACCCAATTCGGTGTTTTTATTAAAGAATTCTTTAAAAATCTTTACCGATTTTGGTTTATTTGAATCGTTCATCACATCAGCCGTTATTTGACGAGACAACAATTCGTAAAGAATAGCAGTGTTCTTTATCTTGTTATGTTTAACATTTAAAGACATTTGAGCTCCAACTATTTTTTACTTTTTATCAATAATAAATATAAAACTTTCAAGAAATGTGTATTTAATCTACATCTTTTTCGTTTTTATATTCGTTATACTCCTGTTCTACTTCTTCTACTTTTTGAGTTTCATTAATTATAGCTTTTGACTTTTTACCCATTGTTTTTTTCAAGGCGTCAAAGTGTGCTAATGCAAGTGGTCTTCTGTTTTTAGTTTGTTTCCCTAATGGGTCACGACCTCTCGCTCCACTATCTTTGAATGGTTTGTTCATCTCTTTTGGACGACCACCTTGTTCATCTTCCGGCCTATCATCTTTTTTTTCTTCATCTGGAAATGGGTCAAATATAGAACCTGCTATGGTGTCCGGTGGTATTTGGGCGTCATCTTGTCCGACTCCCACGGCTGCCATATCACTTGGTGTTCCAATTGCATCTCCTGTTTCCATTGGGTCATTACCTTCCATCTCAATTTGTGAGTGTCTGAATTTTTGTTTTTGGTCATCAATAATTTGATTTTCAATATCAATCTTTTCTTTATCAGAAAAGTTAAACACATTATCATATACCCAATTGTAAGGTAAAATCTTATCTTGTATCATATCACGAGCTAAGTTTACTTTCTGTCCAAACAATTCAATCTTCTCTTGTTCATACATTGTTGAAGGACTTGCTAACTCTAATTCAAAATTAACCAAGTCAGCGTCAGTATATCCTTGTGAATATAAGTGAACAACTGCAATCTTTGTTAACTCCGATACTACAATTCTTTGTATTCTTTCTATGGTTCTGGCAAATCTTACATCTTCTGCTGCGAGTGTTGCTTTACCACCGACATTTTCATCAAATCCTAAGAATGCTTTCGGCACTCTTAGTGATGCTAATAATTTGTTTTTCAAATATTCAATGTCCTCGGTTGAATCATAATCAATACCACCTAACTCATTGATTTCTGTTCCGCTATCTCCACCTCGAACTGGCATAAAGAAATCTTCTGTTAAGTTCTGTATATTGTATTTTAAATTATACTCACCTGTTGCTTCATCTATAACTGGTGTTTTCTTCATCTTGTTGATAATTCTTTGCATATAGTTATCAACCTCTGCTGGTGGTATATTACCAATATCAATCTTGAATACTCGTTTGGAAGGTGCTCTCATAATTCTGTGAATTAACATTGCGTCTTCCATAAGTGTTAATTGTTTCCAAATCTTTCTTGTAGATTCAATCATAGATTTTCCGTAAGGTAAGAAATTACTATCGTTTGCTAATCTAAAGTGTGCTATTTGGAAATTTTCAAATTCTATCTTTCCTTTACCACTTGGCTTTTGGCCGAAATACGGGTGTGCTCCTTCAATACTTTCTAAGTAGAACTTAGTGTAGTAAGGATTTTCAGGGTCTTCTCCCTCGGAACGAATAACTTCATAAGGTGATAATGGAACTACATTAGTAATACCATACTTTTCACTTATGTCTAAGTGTAAAAAGAAATCACCATACTTGACCATATTACGAGTCCAAGGCCATAGATTGAACTCAATGTTCATAATATCATAAAATAAATTGTTTAAAATTTCTTTAATGTTATCGTTATCTGATTTAATTGTGATAACTTGTCCGTATTCACCTTTCATAGTTGATTCATCTGAATAGATGTCTAATGCAGATGATATGATTGGGTCTGAGTCCATTGATTCATAATCTTTAAACAATGCTAATCTTGCCGCCATAATTTGATGTACGGTTGAATAACCTGTTCCAACTAAGTCTAAGTTGTTATGTAGTTTTGTATATCTGTCAACAAGGTGACTTTTGACTTGTTTTTGCACTTGGTCCGTATCGGCAATCTTTAATTTTTTACCACCGACATTACGAACAATTACATTTGTTGCAAATAATCGTCTCAGTCTTCCAAATAATGTTGTATCAGCCATTTTTTACCTCACTTTTATAAGAGCCACGTTAAGTCCTCTTTTTCTTTTCCTGTATCCCAATCCCAAC